CTGAGGAAGCTGTATGCCCAAGCCGTCAGCGCTCGCGTCTACGGCACGGAGGCTCACCCAGTCCGTCTCGGCCAGCAGGCGATCTCGCTCGGCGCGCAACTCGGCCCAAGCACGGTCAGTAGCACCCGCCGCCCACGCAGCATCACGAGCATCAGCCTCGGCTTCTTCTTCGGCGGTCAGTGGGTAGACAACACCGTTAATGACTTTTGTTCGTGCCATATTAAGCCCCCTTCAATCCGTACCACCAATAGCGGCCAGTAAAGCTATTTGCACTTGGCGTCCACTTCACGCCGTCCACCACCGCCTCATTTCGAACTCCGCCAATGCCGTAAGTAACCAATGTCTTAGAGTAATAATCTTCGGGGTAGCCGCCATGAAAGGCTAGGCTGGAATACACATCACTGGCTCGAAGTGCATGAAAAGTCATTTCAACATTGCCGGAATGGTTTGGATGAAAGAAAGTAACGCCTGGGTCTATATATGATGTATTGTAGTATGAGGAACTTTGTGCACTACCCGATCCACCTACGCCACTTTGCGCGGAGTAATAATCGGAAGAGAAATAGGTGCCGGTCGATTCCTCGCGGAACGTAACTCTAACCGCGGCAGTAACATCCGAAGTCTGCTCATAGTGCAAAACGTACCGCACATAATCGTCGTTGATGTATGACGATCCTTCAATTGCTAACTCCGAAGCTGCTGATAGAGTACCAGATAGCAACAACACAAAGTCTGCCGGGATACCCGTCAGCGATGCAGCGCTGCCATCTGTGCGGAGCAGGTCGCCAGACCCGCTGCCAGCGTTGAGCGTAGCAGCCGTGCCAAGCGCAGTGCCGTTTAGCTTCGTACCCGCCTCAAGGTTGACCTTGCCCGTACCATTGCCTGTCAGGGTGAGGTCGGTGTTAAGGTCGGCGGCGGTGACTGTATTAGCTTTGATCGTACTCATATCTTATGCCCCCGGCTTAGTCGGCCACGTCGGGTTCGACGGGTCGGGTGTATTGGCGGGCAGATCGCGCAGGGCTTGGCGGTAGGCGCTCTGCTCCGCAGACATTGTGCGGTCTGACACAGCCCACCAATCGGTTTCAGCCAGCAGGCGGTCACGCTCTACACGCAGCAGACGCATTGGCTCTGCTGCTTCCAACTCTGCTTTCTTGGCTGCAATCTCAGCTTCAGTTGGCTTTGGCGTATCGGCTAACCACGTCAAACCAGAGTAGTCGTCACCGTTCCACGACCAGCTTTCGCCGGGGCGTAACTCTACTAGAGCCTGTTCTTTGCTGCTCATGCCAACACCTCCATAACGGTAAAGGATGAGGCGGTTCTCGGCTCATACGCGGTTGTGTCTCGGTCTGCGTGTGTTCTGTTGACATACGCAATCTTTGCCGCGTCATAACTTGCTATCTGAACGCCATAAGTCACTTGGCTAGTGGTTGACGGGCTGTCCAGATAACAAATTGGCTGCGCCGCAATCATATAAGTTGGAGACGTACTGGCATAAGGCAGTGCCAGTGTTACACGCGGTCGATTACTTGCTGCGTCGCCAATAAAAAGAACCGTCGAATCTCGCAACAGTTGGGCGTATGCCATGAAATCCGAAGTACCTAATGTTAAATGACCAATAATGAGCATTTTGCTTGAGGTGCTTGACGGCGTTATGTCTACAGTCAGCCCTGTAACAGTGGCATATGTGGTGCCGGTCACTGAAAATGTGTCAGTTTTTACTGCTTGAATAACCTGACCAATCTTGCCGCCACCGGCAAACGACAGCGTGCCGCTGCCGCTAGTCTGGAGGAACTGACCGGCGGTCCCGTCTGCATCTGGGAAGATTAGGTTGCCGTCGCCCAGCGTGACCTTGCCGGTGCCGTTGCCAACGATGCTGACGTTGCCGTTAGTCGTCGCAGCAGTGACTGTATTAGCTTTTACAGTAGACATTGATTAAACCTCCGGCTTCGTCGGCCAAACGGGGTTAGCCGGATCGCTAGTGGTTGCGGGTAGGTCGCGAAGCGCCTGACGGTAGGCAAGCTGCTCGGCTGAAGCTGTACGATCCGGCAGTACCCACCAATCGGTCTCGGCAAGTAAACGGTCACGCTCGGCGCGTAGGGCGGTCATTGCCACGCTGTCGGTTGCCGCTGACAGCGCCCCAGACACTGCGCTCCAGGTCGTTAGAGCAGCGCCGCCCTGCCACGTTACGTTGGCTGCAAATGAGGCTTCATCGTTGGTCTGGCCGGTGACACTGAAGCGCCAGACTTCGCCATCTGGCTGGAGGCCGAGGATGGCTTCGGTGATTGCTAGGACGTTGGTCACGGCGTCACCTCCATAACAATAAGGCTAGAAGTTGCTATGGCGGTTTCTTTGTTGTTGTAGTTATAGCCACCGCCATTTTCGACGAGCGTGAGGCTAGCTAGAGACGAAGAAAATTGGTTTGCAAACGCCTGCATTTTGTAGGTGGTAGCGCTAGTTGTGGCAGGGCTGTCGAGAAACAACGCATGAACAGCAGTTGGTTTTGTGTAACTGGCACCGGTATCCGCAGAATGAATTTCGCCAACACCAGTGTTCCATGTCGTATTGTCACCAGAACCGATTTCGGTGGATCCGCGAATTAGTTTCACGCCAAGGTAGTGGTAACTAGCGTTTAAGGCAGCGCCGTTAAACTGGCCCACAATAAGTATCTTGTTTGATGCGCTAGTCGGCGTAATTGAAACGCTCAGAATGTCTACGGGGTTGTCCACGTTAGTATTCGCGTGAGTAACATAGGCATCGCTGTACGCCCCTTTGACCTGCACGACACCAGCGTCGGCAACAGAAGCGAACGACAACGTGCCGCTACCGTTGGTCTGCAGGAACTGCCCGGCAGTGCCGTCAGCATCCGGTAGCACTAAGCTGCCGTCGCCAAGCACTACCTTGCCAGTGCCGCTTCCCGTCAGCGTAAGGTTTGTGTTCGCCGTTTTTGCGGTGATGGCGTCAACCGATAGTGAACTCATAAGCCGCTCCTAGATAATCGAGAGGTTGCCATCAACGGTCAGCGTGGTGCCGCTTGCAACAGACAGTGGCCCCGTTGCGGAGGCGTTCTCGGTCGAGGCAATAGTTACGTCGGTGTTCAGTTCTTGTTCATTGACGCGGAAGATGTCCCCCGCGCTTGAACCAACGGTGCCATTCTCGCCTTTGAAGTAGCCCGCGCCGCCGCCAATCTGGCCCCAAGCACTGCCGTCGTAGCCCTCAAACTGACTTTCGGTTGTGTTGTATCGGAAGAAGCCGGTGGACGGAGAGCCGTCTCGGTCGCCTGTGCTACCGACCGGGATAACGGCGCTGCCCGTGCTGCTGGTTTTAGAGACCACGGTAGTTGCGCTCACCGACACGCTATCCCAGCTCGACCCGTTGTACACCTTCATCGAGTTGGAGCCGGTGTTAAAGTACAGATCACCGGCCTGAAGCGCGGAGGTATCAGCCCGCTGCGTTGGGTCAGACGCAGATGGGCCAATGTACACGTCGGCAAAATTAGTGATGTCGGCAACGTTGGTTGCGGCGACGGTAACGTCTGCGGAGATGCCTGCAACCGTAGTCACATCGGCGGAGACACCGGCTACCGTACTCACGTTTGCTGCTACCCCAGCAACCGAGGTCACATCTGCGCTGATCCCTGCCACAGTTCCAATGTCTGTGCCGTCTGCCGCGACGGTCGTCACATCGCTGGAGATGCCTGCAACCGTGGTAACATCAGAAGAAATACCAGCGACCGTGCCAATGTCCGTACCATCTGCGGCAACCGTAGTCACATCGCTGCTGATGCCAGCCACGGTTGTGACGTTGGACGAAATACCGGCGACCGTGGTCACATCCGCGCTGATCCCGGCGACCGTGCCAATGGTGTTCGAGCCGGTCAGGTTTGTAGCAACCGTACCAATATCAGTGGAGTCCCCAGCGACAGCGGTTACATCAGAGCTGATTCCAGCAACAGTCGTTACGTTACCGCTAATTCCAGCAACAGTTTGAATCGCATTTGTTGCGACAGTTCCGTCTTCGATGTCAGCAAGCGTTGCAATGTCGGTGGCAACATCTGCAAGAGCCGTTACGTCTGCGCTGTTAGGCCCCGCTTCAGGCAAACCAGTTGTCGAGTTAAACTGCAGATACTTACCCAATCGATCTGCTTTGGCGGGCAAAGCCATATCAATGCCAGTTGGGTCTGTGTCAGGCGCGCTGAGCGTTCGAGTAATTTGAGTCTCGCGCTCTGCGATCATTGCAGCAAATTTGTCCAGTTCGTCGTTTAGCGAGTCAATCTGGAACGGGCCACTGGCCGGAAAATCAGTTGATCGAGCAACAGGAACGTCACGAACAATAGTAATGGTGGTGTTTGTTACACCGCTGCCACCAAGCGTAACTGTGCCGCCTGATGCTTCTCCAGCGCCAGACACAGAATACTCAGTGGCGTCAGAAGGCGATGCAGCATACGTAAGCTGCGTCGTGCCGTCATAAACGACAAGATCGCCTTCAGCGAAAAACCTGAAGTTAACAGTAAAGGCGGTTTGGGCCGAACCACCCACGGTGTATTGCACCCGAGGTGCGGTGTCAGTTATAGCCATAATTGAATGAACTCACCCCTATTAGTGGTCGCAACGCACATTAACGGATTGCTTTTTCAAAGCTGTCCCAAAACCAATCAAGGTGCGCTAGCCGGTTTGACCAAACGAGTTCTCTAATTCGCCTGGCTTCTAATGTGTTAGATTCGGTTGTAAGCAAGTCGTATAAATTCGCGTATGGCACAGCCGCAGGCCCAACAAGATTTCCTACGAGCTGTCGCATTGTTGGATCGTATGGCGGGGAAAGACCAAGGACGCTTTTAATACCAACCGGCGTTCCAAGCGTCATGTCAGTAAGCGTTTCAGCAAAGTGAGACGCATCCAAAAAAGGCGCAACAATACCAGCGCGCTCTACTGCGCCAAAC